GCGATACATACTGGACCATCGATTCCATTGCATAACACTGACATTTTAAACAATGTGGAGAATATTTACATGTTCAACGATTATAGCAATTTTAGCACAAGAAAAATAAAAAAGACGCAACATATTAGTGAGCTGTCTTTTTTATTGGATGCGTAAATTACACATTTTCAATCTCTAATCGGTGACGATTTGCTGCTTCGCTGTACATAGCACACCTGCGGTGGTTCGGGAGGCCCCCCCGAAGGGAGGGGGGGGCGACCACAACAAGTTACAGCGAAGCGGACAAAATGTTCACCGGTATATATTTTTTATACATATAAAAAAATATTTATCCAATCTTCTGTATAATTCTGTGTGGGTATCCAAACGTTTTTAACACGTTAATCTCGACATATCTACCCGATGCAACATATATATCAACTTGGTTATTTATCTGCGGTGCGTCCGTGTCATCAATTATCATGGTTCCACCAATCTTCAATAATATGTCCGCATTCTTCATATCGTTGGACGCACAGTATTCGGAATGACCGCCATCTACGTGAACCAAATCGTATGCTTCTTTCATCTCCGGTCTAGCATTTATCCATTCGGGCATTGTTATCGTGGAATCGCCTTCCACATATTCAAACTGCACATGCAAAAATGCTTGTCGAATGTAATTGAGACATGGCGCCGTATAACGGTGGTGTCCAATGTCGAAAATGGTGAAATTAAGTGGGTCCCGATTTCTCCCTAACAACAATAACATGGATGAGTGGCCAGCATTAAAACCGATTTCGCAAATGCGGGTTGCCGGTTTCCCACACCAAAAAAGGTTCAGCTGTTTTGTGTAAAGTTCGGGAAATTCTCTGAGAGAATTGTGGTGGTAAAAACAGTTTCCTTCGAAAACGTCCGAACCGGTTTCCTGGGTTATGATGCTTTTCAAATCTTCCAGATATACCAACATTTCTGGATATTTGGTTGCATATTCTTGTGCCAATTCCATTGTATAAAATAGATTGATTTATTTGTTTATCTATTTTTTTATAATACATATATTATAATGCCAACGGTCACCGAAATATACAACGCAAATGTTTCTCTCCTTCAAGCTCAATTGAATGCCGCAATACGCAAAATCAATTTGATGCGAATCAGCAATATAATGAAAAGAAATTTAATCAATGCAGCAATCAATGCATCCAATGCAAATTTGAAAAAATTGACTGACAAGTATAAACAAGAATTGCCAAAAAAACAAACCGCCTTTTTGGTCGGAATCAATTATACTGGAACTGTGAACGAATTGTATGGATGCATCAATGACACAAAAAATATAGAAGACCTTCTCAAAAATAAATATAATTTTACCAATGTCGCGTTATTAAATGACGAAACTGCCACCAAACAAAACATATTGAAAGGTTTGCAAACACTGCTATCAAATACTGAATCTGGAGACACCGCGTTTTTTATGTTTAGCGGACATGGAACATGCACTGCGGATTTAAATAAGGATGAGACAGACGGCCAAGACGAACTCATTGTGCCGATTGATGCATTTTCAATGAATACCTGCATCTTGGACGACGAACTGAACAAATTAATCCGAAATACGTTGAAACCTGGAGCAAAATTGGTGGCGCTTTTCGACTGTTGTTTTAGTGGAACTATGCTGGACTTGCGTTATACATATGGATACCCAGACAATACAAACGAATTGGAGACTGCAGGTGATGTGTACATGATAAGTGGTTGCACTGACCAACAATTGAGCGCGGATACGGTGGCGTCAGTTAATGGAAAGACAATGGCGTCGGGTGCGATGACGTATGCATTCTTGTCGATAATAAAGGAAACCGCTTTAATGGGTGATTTAGTGACAAAAATGGGGACATTTTTAAAAGACAATGGGTATCCGCAAAGACCCTTGTTGTCATCTGGGAAAAAAGTGGATTATGGAAAAACAAATTTTTTATAAGTTAAGGGAAGGTTTCCTTTATTCCTTTACTATGACCGTCCTAAATCCGATTGTTTTTTTTATATAGTCACAGCTAAACTCCTGACCTTTATGTTCTATATTTATATCGAATAATACAAGTCTATTTATTTTATTTTCAACTAATATTTCTTTACCATCTATATAAAAATATGTTCCACCACCATTATTAACATTATTTAAATAGATTAGAATTTTATGTGTTTCTTCGGATACTTTATTGTCTCTATGCTTAGGAATAGGTTTATTATTTTTAGATATTGTAATCTCGTCACTAAGACCTAATATACCTAGTTCTTTAAATTTATCTACATATTTCGTATATATGTTGTTAGCTATATCTTTCGATTTATATCTAGATTGTGCAGAACCATTGTTGTCTACATACTCTGATAACATTTCTAAGTCTTCTATAGATAAAAAATTGTCTATAACTTTATAGGCCTCTTTCATATATATATATATATACCGGTAAAGATTTCTCTAGCTTCACAATGAAACTTGTTGAACAGACTGTGGTCGGTGCCCTGTGGGCACCTCCCGTAGGGGGTGCTTTGTACATCGAAGCAGCAAATCGTTACCGCACCATTGAAGAGTAAATGTGTAAAATATCACCAATTTATTCTGTATTGGTCACAGCAGTTTTTATAACCCTTTGTAATATTACTGCCTGGAAATGAACTTTTTAATTTTTCGATAAGCCGTGTTTTTACTAGTTCTTGGTTAATATTTGGTTTTGAGTCTTTGTACCGACGCTGAGTCCATACTTGGAATCCGTCGTAATTGCAGATACCTTGGCTTTGATAACACATAATAGTAAAGTATGCAACAGTTTTTCCTTTTACTGCACCATCAATAACAGTATCATAAATGCTGGTGTAATATTTGTCTACAATGTCTTCAACAATCATACCACGCAGTTGATTGGGTGTTAATATTATATCACCGTCCTCATTTATATATTTTCCAATTTCATTCAAGACTACTAACACCAAAACAATAGTAATTATACATAAATAACAAGACATTTTTTCATAATTAGTTATTGTGATGGTGTGAATTTTTATATCAATTTTATAATATGGGTCACTTACCTATAAAATCTTGCTTATCCAAATTGATAAGCAAGATTTAAAATATCGCTTCTCAATTTGGAGAAGCAAGATTTTTATTCAAAAAAAGGAGGGGTCAAAGGGGAACGTAGTTCCCCTTACCATTTGCCTGTGGTTTTTTTCACCATAATATTATTCCCCTTCGCCTTTTTCTTTGCATTTGGGTCATATTCATCTCCATCATCGTCTGCCAAATTCTTCGATAATTCCCAAAACTCCTTGGACCCCAATTTGAAATCGGGGCGGTCCGCCGCCTTATACCAGAACACTTGGTCGTTAATTTTGTTGGATTTGGCGTTGTTGGATATCACCATGCACTCATAATTCTCAGTGGTCTGGTCCATAATGGTGCAGAATGACTCCAATGTTGGAAACATAGACGCATAGTTCTCCCAAATCTTCTTTCTATTGGATAAATAATTCTCTCGCAAAATAAAAACGTAATCAATATTGGTGCGGAGATTGGGCGGGATACCCAATGGGTATTGCATCGTGATGATCAACATCACTTTCCAGTGTCTCAATTATACCATTTTCATTCAGATATTTCTTTCTGAAATCATTAAACCAATGCTTTTTGAATGGGCATTGCACTCTCTCGAGTGGGTTTAGACTATATCTTAAGGTATCATCGTAATTGGTTAGATTACTCAACCCCACGGGCATTTAGTCGTTGAACAATCATCATATCCTTACCATTTGCGGAGTTAGATGACTTGCTGCGGGTTATCTCTATTTTATACCTTTTTACTATACTTTATGTGGTTAGCATAAACCGCGATACTATTTCTAGTGCCGTTTAGTAGTATAAACCTTCATAGAACAAAGTTCTAAATCAAGACGTCTCCGCAATTTGGACGTGTTGCATATAAAGGGTTCAATACCCTAAATACACTAGCCATTCTTTTGGAATGACTTAGGCAAACAATTCACCATTCATGAACAAGGACCTCATCAACTTATCTTTGGTCCACGTGTTGTCGTAGAGACAATCATCCATAATAACAAAGGTGCGTGGGTCAATAGAACACTTTTTGTATGTTTCCATCTCGGTCTGGCACTGTTTCATAACTGCTTTTTGTCGTCTCAAAACGTTCTCTATCAAAATGGTGTTGTATTCTTCGTGGATAAAAAGTTTAGGAACCAGTTTTCCGTAAAAACCGTTACCAGCTTCTGTGCCGGAAATGACGGTGCCAATAGGAATATCCTGGTGATGATACAGTAAATCTTTGACCAAAAAGGTTTTGCCGGTGTCACGACGTCCAATCAACACGATAACTGGGCCCTTATTTTCTTTCGGGTCAAATGTGATTGCACGCATATCAAATTTTCTTAATTCAAGTGTCATTTTAAAAGTTAAATAATATATGTAAAATAAAGATAAAAAATGATGGTTTGAAACGATTGACACAATAAATAATGGTTTGATTAGTTCAATACACCTAAATTTATCTTTTAGCGTAAAATATAAATGGAGTCCAAATTTAGTATTTTTTACAAAAAAGCCAAAAAAAATAATTTAGAAATGTTGGATATTGGCGAAATCCAAAATTATAACCCAATGTATAACCGTTTTTTCGAAATGGATGAAACCAATTACAACCGGATTGCACTAAACCACAAATACCATATCCATGATTTGAAAACGGTAACCGACAATGAAGATAAACTGGTGGAAAAAGACATCTTTGTCAAATTCTCTCCACTTTTGGACCCCCTCAACTATTTGCGTGGTAAATATGATTTAGAAAAATCCGTTTTCAAAACACTTCCTAAACTTGGGTCAACTGTTGAAACATGTTTGTCCAAAGTGCTGGATGTGAACAATTCATCTTATGTTGACGGTTTTTTCGCTTACCTAACATCCATGATGAAAGATACACATGGCTGGATACATGGTGTTGAATATTACGGGTCAGCTCTTGCTGTGCAGCAAAATTTCAAATACAATATTGCGGATGATGTGGATTTTTTAACAAATAACACTTTTTTTATGAACAATATCAATAAACATTTCAGTCTGGATGAAGACGCCTCCATTATTTTGCGCGAATATTCCGGAGAAGGTTCCCGAACCAATAAGAAGAAGCTGAGTATCAAAGATTTGGAAATTGATTTGGAGGTAGAAGAGATAATTGCATCTGCTGTTGAAGATTTATCTGCTATTGACGATTTATCTGCTATTGACGATTTATCAACCGTCAATGAATCCACTGTCAATGATTCTTCATCTGCTGTTATCGAATACGTTTCCGAGTCTAAACCAGAGATAAATGATAGTGATAGTGATAGTGATAGTGACAGCAGCAGCGACTCTGAATCTGCAACAACTGAAGAAGAAGACAACTGGGAAACCGAGTCTGAATCTGAATCCAAGTCTGAATCTGAATCTGATGAATCCATTTTTGACGAAGAAGAAACTATGTTTAGCTATTTGAAAGAATTCCCGGTCCAGCTCATTTTCCAGGAAAAATGCAAAGGCACTTTGGATGAGTTAATCATGCAGAGAAAACTGAAAGATGATACTTTTATAGAAGCACTTTTGCAAGTTGTTTTGATTTTAGCCACTTATCAAAAAGTGTTTGATTTTACTCACAATGATTTGCACACCAATAATATCATGTATGTAGAGACCGAGGAGGAATTTCTCTATTATAAGATTGACGGGGTTTGTTATAAAGTCCCTACCAATGGTCGCATTTTCAAGTTAATTGATTTTGGAAGAGCGATTTACCGGTTTAGTGGCAAAACATTTTGCAGCGACAGTTTTGCGCCAAGTGGTGATGCGGCGACCCAGTATAATTGCGAGCCTTACTTCAACGAGAATAAACCGCGCATTGACCCAAATCCCAGTTTTGATTTGTGCCGTCTTGGATGTTCTCTCTATGACTATGTTTGCAGAGATGACGAGGTTAAAACCCCTTTGCAAAAGCTGGTGGATTCCTGGTGTAACGATGATCATGGCAAAAGTGTCCTTTACAAACCCAGCGGACAAGAGAGATACCCCGATTTCAAATTGTATAAAATGATTGCGCGAACCGTGAACAATCTGGTTCCCAGTCAACAGTTGAAGCAGGGTATTTTTAAGAAATATGTAAGCGAAGCGACCGTAAGCGAAGCGACCGTAAGGGTGAATCCCAACAGATGCATTGATATTGATGCGTTTCCCAATTATTGTTAAATGACAATTTTACAAAAGATTTTGGCCAGTAATTATATAAAATGGTTTACAAGAAAAAAACGAAAAAAAAAAGAAGAGAGACAAAAAAACGACAAAAAATATATAGGAAAAACACAAAACGAAAGTTTAGAGGTGGGGCCGGACGTGTAAATGTTTATGAATTGTTGTGGGGTTTGCCACTTAATGACGAAGTTTTTTTTAAAAAATTTGAAGCATATGCTAAGAAAAAACCTGTTATAAAATTTTATTCATCTGAAAGTAGTGATGATACAATTGAAATTGCAGGTGCTATAATTTTTGATGAAACAAAAACGTTAGTTAATACAAACGGTTATGAAATTGAAACTATTTTTATAGACAAAGAAAACATAAAATATTTGGTATGTGCAGATTTATTAAAAGAATATGAACCTGACCAATTAAAAAACGGTATTGATTTATTAGAACTTAGAGAGAAACATAAAACAACAAATTATAAAAAAACAAATTGTAAAACAAGCAACGATAAATACAAAGAATGTGTAAAAGAAATAATAAATAATTTTCAACCTCATGTTCAACCTCATGTTCAACCTCAAGTTCAACAACAAGACGACCAAATATTACAGAGTCGTTTAGATAAAATTTGCACAGAAAATGATAGATACTGTTCAGATACAAAAAGCATATATTCATGGGCAAAAGGACATTTTAACAGGACGTCATTAAAACATTTGTTTGAATTAAAAGGTGACAACAATGTTGACGAAATTATTAAAGCATTATGTAAAGATATTTTGAGTAAAATAGATGACCGCATACAATATAAACAATGGTTTTTAGAAAACTGTTTAAAATATTATCGTGAAATAGATTATGATAATGATGATAAAATTATTGAAAAAATTCAATTACTATATGTAACTACAAAATTAAAAGAATTAAATGAAGACAATAACATAATTCTTGATTGGGCTATTGATAATTTAAAATCCAATACATGTATGTTCAATTATTTATTAAATACAGACAATATAACTATTGAAAATTTTAAATATATAATCAAATCTTGTTTTTTAAACGTTCATTGCACAAACCTTGATACAAAAGAAAAAGATTGGTTTATATTAATATCATCAGACAATTTTTTTAGTAGTATTTTATTTGAAGAAGAAGATAAATGCGGTACAATACAAGACGAATATCAAAAATATCTGACATCATTAGAAAAGAAAAAAAAACAAGAAGAAGAAAAAAAAAGAAAACAAATAATTACTACTTATAAAGATAAAACTATTGAAGAATTACTAATATTGCTGGATAACGCAGAAACCAAAAAAAATGATAATGAAAGTATTCAGGGTCATACATCACTACCATCAATTAAAGAAGAGATAAAAAATATAAAAACCGCAATTGTTTCTAGGTAATATTTTGAACATCAAGATAATACACTGTCATGTGGGCGACATGCATTGAACAATTTGTTAGGTAGAAAATGTTTTACATTTTCAAAAGATAATAATATAACACCTATGGACTTAACTATTGAACCTAAATCTGAGCCAATTAATTTACAAAGTTTGTGTTATACAATGCACAGTAATATAGATAATAATAATAATAATTCTGAACCTTTTTTTAAATGTTTAGATACTGAAAATTATGACATAGAACTTTTAATGTCAGCACTTTATTTAGTTAAATATAAAATGACAAATGCAAATGATGAAGAAAAACTCAAAATCATTAAGTTAAAAGAATTTAAAATGATTGTTAATGAAGGTGATCGTAAACATTGGGTAGCTATTTGTAGATATAAAGATGATAGCCATATTTATTACTTTGATTCGTTAGAGGATTCTCCCATACAATTAGATAAATTCAGCGATGAGTATTTAAATAATACGAATCTCAGATGGTTTAATGTTGTACCAATGTCGGAATACAAAAATCCAATCAGACTTTTTGATTTTTATTAATATTGAATTAAAAACATTCCATTAGTAATTATTACTTAGTAATGGAAAAAATCATATATATCAACATGGATGCCCGCGCCGACCGGAGGTCGGCGCTTTTGCAAGAATTTGACCGCGTCAATTTCCCCAAAGACAAAATTATCCGGTTTCCCGCCGCTTCTTACAATGGTTGCCCCAATTCTGGGTGTTTACTGAGCCACGCAAATGTGTTGGAAATAGCCTACGACATGGATTTGCAAAATGTTTTGATATTGGAAGACGACTTTGTATTCATCGATGATATACAAAAAATTCATGCGGATATTAAGGCCTTCTTTGAATTAAATATTTCATGGGATGTCGTAATGTTTACTACATGTGCAGCGGTTGTTTCTGAACCGACAAACCATTTGATTTCACGAATCTCGTCGTCGGGCAATGGAGCAGGGTATTTGGTTAATCGGTCAATGATGTTGGAACTCAGCACCCTTTTCAAATCTAATGTAGAGAACTTGTATTCAACCAAACAACACTGGGTTTACCAGAATGATATTTTGTGGAAAACCATTATGCCGTCGTCGCAGTGGTATATGTTCAATCATTATTTGGGGTACCAGAAGGAAGGATATAGCGATTTGTCGCAGGACCAGAAGATTGCAATTGTTCCGCAAATTTTAGGGGAACGTAGTTCCCCTATTTTGCTTTGCTTATCCCCTCCTTTGGATGATAAATCTTCACAACAGGATGATAAATCTTCACAACAGGATGATAAATCTTCACAACAGGATGATAAATCTTCACAACAGGATGATAAATCTTCACAACAGGATGATAAATCTTCACAACAGGATGAAAATTCACAGACTGTAAACAATTCATATTGTGCAGACTCCATTGTAAACAGTGTTATTGGTGCTTTTATAGGTCGTTCCAACATCGGACTACAAAAATACGGAACAACATTGGACCGCGATGATTTATCTATTCTGGAATGGATTCAGCACGCCCAGGAAGAACATATGGATGCAATTCTTTACCTAGAGAAGTTGAAAACCAAATTAAGGGAACCTACGGTTCCCCTATGACCCCTCCCTTAAAAAGAAACCTACTTCCCTACAAAACAATTGTAAAAAACATAAAAAAATAACACGTAAAATATATAATGCATCGTATATATTTTCCAAGCTTAATGGGTCAAAAGAAACCCGGTCTCGACCTCACCTGCAAATATTTATACAAATTATTTGGTAATCGTGGCACCCTTATAAAAACCAGAAATAGCAATGTAGAACCAAGAACCAAACTGCTTTCTGAAAATCTGCACAAATTGTTTAACGCAAATGTACAATGCAAAAAACCCACCATCAATATTGGCGGTGACCACTCCATGGCCATTGCAACCATTGGTGCATCGTTGGAAAAACACGGTTCTGCACTCAAGGTCATCTGGTTTGACGCCCATGGCGACATCAATACTCGCAAAACATCACCCAGTGGAAATTACCATGGAATGCCTCTCTCGTTTCTCACTGGTTTAGACAGTGATTATGACATGTTTCCATTTTTGTATACTGTTCCCGACCTCAAATTTGAAAACATTCTTTATTTAGGCATCCGCGATTTGGACAATGGAGAGAAACTAGTTTTGAAAGAGAAGAAAATCAAGTTTATTCGGTGTAAAGAAATCAATGAGAAACCTTCACAAACCTACGCAAAAATCAAAGATTTTGTAGGAAAAGACCCAGTCCATTTTTCGTTTGACGTTGATGGGTTGGA